AATTAAATCTTTTAGAAATGAACTGTTTATATTTGGCTCAACTAATATTAAAAAACTAGGCGGCACTGCACTAGCTAATTTTACATTACAAACTGTTACAGATGATCTTGGTTGTTTAGCTACAGATAGTGTTATAGAAATAGGTGGTGATCTACTCTTTTTATCTCAAGATGGTCTACGTCCTATTTCAGGTACAGCTAAGATTGGTGACGTTAATTTAGAAACTGTATCTAAAAACATTCAGTCTATTTTTACAGACATTGTATTTGATATTGATTTAGAAGGTTTAAATGCAGTAGTTATAAGGCAAAAAACACAGTTTCGTTATTTCTTTGCTACTACAGATACACAAGGTATTAT